TTGTAGGTCTAATAGATCAGTCTTTATCTTTGATACAGGAATGAGTGGTGAAATATATGATTGATTAAACTTTGTTCCAAGATCACCCAACGTATTTTCATTCAATTCGATAATCCGTGTTCCTGAGGTTGGAATAAATAAGAAGTGGGAATTGCCATTGGTATCGGTATATTCAAAGAATTGTTTTGCTCCAACATTCCAATCGACTGCCCAATTTCCCCGCTCTGTATCATAAATAATGGTCTTGTCATTCCCGGAAGTTGACGTTGGTACGGAAATAAAAATCTTTGCATCATAAAAATATGACGCTATTCCTGATATCTTATTTGATATCAAACTTCTCCAATAGGGCCGGATAAGTGATGATCGTTCGTTGGTTCTCAATATTCCGTAAAACTGCTTTTCAGGTCCAAGTGAAAACCATCCCCGTCTATTTGGGAAGGCAATATCATTTGCTGTTGCGACAGTTCCGCTGATTGATTCCGTTCCGAATGATCCGACTACTTTCTGAGCAGAAGGAACTGAGAATGAGGTATCACCGACTGTAGCTGTTGAAATATCGATCTGCCATACTGCCCCTTGTCCATCGGGTGTTTTACATAAGACTGTGGCTCTGCCTACACCTTGCCCGGATTGGTAGTGAACAACCTTGACGGGCATCTCACGACCACCTTTTTCAAGATTGATCCACCCACCACCATAGAAGTCTGAGAAGTTCCCAATATACTGCCCTGTACCAGAAAAATAGACCTTATACTTATCCGTTGAATCATTTGTTGCCCATATCCTATTCCCTGATACACACATACTCTTAAATTTTGGTGCTGAGGTCGTATTTTGAAGTGGCGGTTCAACATAAGGATTCAATTCAGTCGTTCCATCATCAACAAAGCTCGTACTCGTTGTTGATACCAAGAGTGTTTCATCACCTGATTCATCAGCTAAGTACAATTGATACCTATTCGCTCCTGCTGAGGCTGTCCATCCCCAATAGATTTTATCTGTCGTTGAAGTCCATGTATCACGCTTTTTATTACACGTTATTGAAGCCTCTGTTGATCCTACTGTTTCACCAACGTCATTAAGTGCGGTTACTTCTGCATAATACTTAAAAGATCCACTTGAAAGACCTGATGCAACAAGTGAAGCGGTTAGATTTGTTGGTGCATCAATTCCTGTATAGGTACTCAGTGATGTTCCGTTATAGCGAGCGAGTGCATCAGTCCCATTGGCTATATATAAAAATCCTGCAATCTGCATGAAATAACAGGGTGTCCCTTCGGTAAATGTTGCTCCTGAAATTTCATTCGCTGTACCACCATCAGTTGACTTCCATGCCTTCCCACCAGCAATAACGACCATTTCTGTTGTTCCATCTGTTTTGACAAATTCAGCAGCACCATCAGGAGTAGCAGTATATGTTGCTCCATAATAATTCGTTCCCCACCGTGTTTTCCAAAGTCCGTCACTAACCTGTAACATATTATTCGATTCTTTGGCGAACTTCGTATCCATCCGAGCTTCATCAATGAGGTTGACGTATCCACCATTGAACTTATCAATCGTGATTGTGACTTTCTTTGCCCCTGATTGTTGTGTCGGAATAAATTTCATACTCAATCACCAAACCCTACTCCGGGTGAAGATAGAAAAGAACTTTCCTGATACCACGTAGGCATCTGATTTATTGTTTTCATCGCTTCAAGTTTCTGTTGTGCAATCTGAATCTCTGCTTGGTTTCCTTCTTCTTTCTTGAGTTCTGCAAGTGCGTAATAGACCGCAAACATTGGATCGCTCATCTCGAAAGTATCAGTTCCAGTAGTTAGTTTTGTTGCTTTCTTATAGAACTGGTAATTGATCGTTTCATCGCCCGTAATCGTGCAGTTTGGATTAAATTCAAGTGTTGGTGATCCATCCATCAGGAAATAACACCAATTTCCGCTGTCATTTTCATAGAGTTGTAAGTCCTCAGGCCGGATCACTTTATATGCAACTTTTCCTGTTCCGCTTCCAAGCCAAACAAAGCCACAAGCCGGGAATCGAAATAGCGTTGGACAAGTATAGCTGTGATCTCCTGCTACCGTTGTTTTATCTCCATCTGCTGCACTTGCAAGACTGACAAATAACTCATTCCATAAAATACCTTCTTCTTTTTCCCATACGTTGATTGCGATATTGGCAAGATCAGTCCAAACTAAATAATCTTCTTCTCCTGAGGTTGGTTCTGTTGAGGATGAGTTGTAGAGTGTATTAAGATAGCTGATAAAATCTGCAAGTGTTGATGTGATAATTGCCATATATTCTCCTTCAAACCACAAAAAAAGACAGCCCTTTTCAAGGCTGTCCGAATCCGCATCACGCGGACATTGACGTTCCTAAGTCCGATATTATTATTTGATCAAAAAAAGTCAAGTGCCTATACAAGCGTTGTCCCGACTTTTGGCCCTTTGATCTTCTTAAATGAAATCGGTTTCATTTTCGTTGATGCAATCTTGATTGTTTTACTCTTTGCAGTCTTTGGTTTTGCTAACTTTGCAATCTTGATATTCTGCACCTTTGATGTTTTTGGAAGGGAAATATTGAACTTCTTACTCGCTGACTTCTTGAACGTGATTTTCTTTAGTTTCTTTCCCGATCCATAGGATGAATATCCAGCAAGAGGGGGTAATCCTAGTTTTTCTCTTTGTGCATTGTTATATGCGGTATTTGCATCAAGATATTCTCGAACCCCCGGATATGTCCAATTCTTTGCATCCATCGCTGCTTGAACATCTGCCGATGCTATTGGCCGTGAGGATGATTGTGAATTAGGTAATGGGTTTTCATCAAAATACTGACTTCGAATATCAAACATCGCAACAAGATCGGGATATGCTTTGGTCATTTCTTTTCTATCTTGTGATCCTTCCGGCAATGATTCATACCGCATATACCGCTTCGCTGTTTCATAATCCACAAGATATAATGGATCAATCGCTTTTCCTGTTCGTGCTGCGGTTTCTAATTCTGTCTTTTGTTTTGCCTCAAATACGCTTGGATATGTTAAATATATCTGATACTTTAATATTCGGGTGTCTGGATCATTTGAATCTGATTTTGGAATTGCGTTATATGCCTGTTGTGATTGGGTATCTAATTTTTTGTACGCTTCATCTTTTGCACCATAATAATATTTTGTGTCGATTTGTTTTTGTGTATAGTACCGTATCGGCAATTCCATTGCCCGTGATAATCGTTGATATGCCGGGTCTTTCTGATTAGTTGGACTGAATAATTCTTTTAAGTATGGATGATTAAATTGATTTGCATAATACTTAAGATTTTTAATCCATTTACCCATTGGAGCATCACTATCTTCTGATATTTGCTTTCCAAAATAATCCTCGTTTTTCATAATATCAAACGCTGGTTTAATTGGCTGGGATAATAACGTACCACCGACATCTTTGACTGCTGTTGTTACATCACCTTTTAGAACATTTCCAATGGTTCTAGCTCCTAATCTTGGAAGCGTAGCGATTGATGATAAGAACGGAATTGCAACAACAGTATCATCATCTGTGTTTCCAGTTATTTTTGACAAAGGAATCATCAATTTATCTTCCATCCCTTGTGGGTTTTCTGTCATTCCATGTCCTGTCAACATTCTATTTGCTTGATCCATTGCGCCAATCGTAATAGCTGCACCAGCAAGAAATTTTGTATTATTTATATTTTCAGGAGCTAATGGATTTTTCAGACCTTTAATAGAGTTGACCCAAAAATTGACAATAGATTCTCTATATTTCGGTGCAAAGAAAAATGTTTTTACTGCCGCTCTTATTGTAGGGTTTGATGTTGCATCTTTATAGATTCCAGATGATCCATAAAAGTTTTTTACAGCTTTTGCAGCAATAGAATCAGCTTGTTCTAACGAATACCCTTTTTTCTGTAAAGAGTTCGATATATCTTCAAAAAAATGTATCTGTAATGCCGGACTGAATCGTTTGAATGTCGGATCATTGACTACCTTATTCCAAACATTTCCCAATACTCCCAATCCTTGTGGTGCAGACAGATCATTTATTGACCGACCAATGTTTACGGATATGTCATTCTGTTGCATCCGCTTAATGGTATCTATTTTAGAATCAAAATATTTTCTTCCAGCAAATAACGATTGAATTGGTGATTTTATTCTTCCTGCAAGAACTTCCTTAAGCATTTGTGCAGAAGTCCAAGCATTTACTGGTGTTCCCGGTAATCCACCTGACATAGTAATATCTTGAACTTTTCCTGATACATTTGATCCAAACTTAAGCAATGGGTTTACCGATGCTTTTTCTCCAAATACCTTATTTATTTCATCGGCAATTTCTTTTGGTGCATACCAACTTCCAATGAATGTTTTTCCTTCATCTACCATTTGTGAAGACTGTGGAAATCCAATGGCTCGTACTGGTCTGAATCCAGAATCTTTAGCTCCAACTGCTGCCGGAACAATAAGACCCTGATCTTTTAATTGCGTAAACGCTTCCATTCCATTTTGTACTTTTAATAATTGTTTGATTTGATACCCTAATATTTGTCTTGGATCAGTATATCGGGGAGTAAGACCCATCTTTATACCTTCTTCATACGAAGGAATAGTCCTTGAGTTATTCAATCCATATTTGAACTTAAATTTTTGATATTGTTGTTGAACTTGTGTCGCTCCCTCTTTCCAAATATGAGATACATGATCCCGTAAATATCGAATATCCATTCCAGATTCTTTTGCTTGTGCAAATACCTGATCATCTAATTGTCGGTATTTATCTGCAAGAGGTTTTAGGTCTTCACGAACGTTTCCAGATTCCAAACCCTTAATCAATTCTTCTGCTTGAGTTTTGTTAGTTTTATCAAACTTTGTTCCGAACTGGTATCCTTCAAGTTCTGCGTTTTTATTATTACCTAGCCAACGGGATATAATTGATTTCCATTCTTTTTGGTTCCCCTCTGTTTTTATCTGTGCTGTTGCTTTCATTTGTTCAACATCAGTATTATTTATTCTTTGTGATTGATTTGCTTCTATTTGCGTTTTCCCTGTAATTGGTGTTCTATTCTGAACCATTGCATCCATTTCAGCCTCAAAATTGCTTTTTTGTGGTATAATAGGCTTTGATGTTAGAGAATTTTTGTTATCTAGCAATGCTGTTTGTTGGTCTATTTTTACTTTTTGTGTATCTAAAGGACTGGAATCAACGGAAGTATTGGCAAGACCACGATTATTTTTTCCTAATTGTTGGGGGTTTATTTGTGCTTGGTTCTTGTTATTGTTTAATAATTTAATATTTTGCTTTGTCTTAACTCCCCCTATCTCTCCCCCTACTGGTGAGGATGGTTTAGAAATGCCTAATTCTGTTTCAACTGCAATCTTTGGATCAACTTTACGAACTGATTTTATTGACATTCCTACTTGCGGAAGTTTCCGTTGTAATTCTGCTGCTTTGGAAACAGCTAATTGATTGCGATAATATTTGTATAAATATTCTTCGACTTCTTCTTGGGACTTAAACTGTTTCATCCATGAAGGCCGAAGTTTTGAATCACTAGACAATAGTTGTTTTGTCCATGTTTTCGCTTGTGTTCGTGCATCACCTTGAATCTTATCGATAATGACTTTTCCTGTTCGTGCGATAGCTGATGTTCCTGCACCTAATACTCCACCAATAACAGCACCCGTTCCTGCACCCATGATGGTTCCCTTGAGTTGATTCCATTCTGAATCCTGATTCTGTCTTGCTCCACCCAATGCTCCAAACGCTCCACCCATTTGAGCACCTTGATACGCTCCTTGTTTAATCGACTGCATTAGAGGGTTTTTAATATATTGTGGTTGGTTAATAACTGAACTGATCCCTTGTTTGATTGCTTTTGGTGTACCAAGTGTTCCAACACCTTCTAATATTCCGGCAGTCTTTCCGATAAACTCTGTTGGTGTTTTTGACTGTGGAAGTCGGTATGCGTTATATACAAACTGCGGAAGTGCATTGGCATACCCTTCTCCAATTCCTGTTCCAACGTTTACACCTGCCTTGAATGGCATATTGACTGCATTTCTCACTTGTGTCGGAAGTTGTGGAAATAAAGGATTTGTATTGGCCCAATTTCTCACTCCCTGAAAATTGACGGGATTCTGTGGAATTGATGCAACAGTCCTTTGAACAAAGTTATGCACAGGCTCAAAGTTCATCGCTAATTTTGTAGCTCTTGGATGATTTTGTGCAAACTGTTGGATTGCTTGCCGACCTTGCGGAATATCCCGTTGGAAACTCTGATATAACTGTCCAGCGGGTGTTGCGCCTCCAATAAACCCCTTTAGCCTCTCTGCCAAGTCTTTCAATGTAGCCACAGGAACCTCCTTTAGCCGAATATGCTTTTCTTTTCTTCTGTCTTAGACCCGTATCCTGTTGCGACAGGAAGTTGATAATTTCCTGAGCTGTCAACACTTGGCATCCCGGTATTTAATCCTTGGAATTGGGGCATACTAGATGCAACGGTTTTCATGTTGGAAATTGCTTCCTGAACCGTCTTTGAGTTATTAAGTGCCCACGTTTCAAGTGTTTGTTGTCGGGATCGTGCGTCTGCCTGAACAGTCTGCAATTCAGTAAGTGCTTGATTGTATAACTGTTGGGATAGAGCCTGTAAGTCTTTAGACCGATTCAATCCTGACGATGCAAGACTGGATTTCAGATTTTGCTGTTGCGTAGAGAACCAATCAGCTATTTGTCCCATTCTTGAATTGAGTTCCGTTGATATACGGTTCTTTTCAGAATTGAAAATATCTCCGATCTGTTGCATCCGTGAATTAGCCTGACCCATAATATCTCCACGTGCTTTTGATCCGAGTTTAGATATGGCGTATGAATATTGATTCGCTGCGCTGGAATCCCCTGCGCCCCGTGAACCAAGATAAATATTCCCTGACTGGAACAGGTTTTTTACATTTGATCCTAAGTCTTTAAGATTTGATGCTTGCTGTTCATTGACCTGTCGTTCACTCCCACCCCGTTGAATACCAGCTTGATCGATTGCAAGGTTCGCTGAGTTCGCTGCAAGGCCTTCCTGTTCTTTACGGTATCCCGGAAGATCAGTATTCAACATTGAATTGAGTTGTCCTTCATAGGAATCCCATCCTGAATTGATTTGATTTTGCATTTGATTCTGATAATCAGAACTTCCAGCTTGTTGTGATGCAAAATAATTATCATCCCATTGTCCCGTTGATGGATTTATATGTGGATCAAGATTGTTAGATGAACCACCAGATGAACCACCAGATGATCCTCCTGTTGGAAGTGGTGTCCATGAATTATTAGGAACCAAACTTCCACTTGATACACCTTGATTTATTGCACTATTATCAACAACTGGATAATATATTGATCCTGAGCCAATATTATTTGAATTGGGTGATAATGGTTGTAATGCACCAGAACTTATTAAACTATTAAAATCAATTTCTCCTGCCATATTCCTCCTTAAAACACAAAAAATCCCCGTTCAGAAACATAAAACGTTCCCTACTTGAGGACTTGTTTTCCGACAACCTTGTGCCGGTTACTGCCTACTTACAAAATAAGTGATTTTCAATTCTTGTCAAGTGCCTTCAATAATCTGCTGAATAAAGTCTGCATATGGCTTGATATTCTGCTGTATTTGCCGATTCTCTTTTACATAATTATATGCGTTTGTTCCAATTTCAATTCGTTTCTCCCGGCTTTCAATCAATTCTTTGATAGCTGAATACCATTCCTGAGCTGTTTGTGCGAGGTATCCTGTCTTTCCATCTTCAATCGTATCAACATATGGTCGGGTGCGTGAGAATACTCCCGGCTTCATCGCTGATGCTGATTCACAGAATTTTATATCACTCTTGCATCGGTTGTACTTTGTATCGCGTAATGGAACAACCATAATATCCGCTTCATCCATAAAGATAGGAAATCTGTTTTCTATCCACTTATAAATATCTACATCGCCAAAGTCATTTTCATACCGTATTCCCCACTTATACTTTAATTCAGGAACATACGATCCAATCGTCTTTAATTTCACATTCGGATAATCTGAGAATATTTTATTGATTCCCTCAACAAAGTCTTTATCTAAAAGATCGTCAAAGTGTCCAGTTGCTCCAAAGTGCATGAGGGTAATCTGTTGTCTGTCTTTTGGTGGGAAGGTTTTACTATACCGTGTAAAGTCGACCTGATTCGGCATGATTTTTACCTTGTCATGGTACTTCCTGCTCTTATCGACTATCACATTTCTCAAATACGGGTTCGTTGTAGTTACTCCATCTACATCGCTAATAATACAACTGAGAATATAATCTGCATTGAGTTTCTTGAATTGCTCATACGTTATATTATCTTTTTGAACAAACCATATTGCATCATCTACGTCTAATATAATTTTCTTCCCCTCTCCCCGGACACACGCACCCATCGCTGCGTACTGCCAATCAAGCACCGTGTAATTGAGAAATACCGCATCATATTCTTTTGCAATTTCCAACCAACTGTCTTTCTTGTCATTGTGAATGTCGTACAATGTTACTTCAAAACGTACATCACCATTCTCATACCCATTAAGGTACTTCATTGGTTGAATAACCCGTGCATAATCCACTCCTGATGTCCGTTCTTTTGTCTGATGGCTTGGTACTGCATAGATTTTATATGTCTTCATATTCCCCCCTGTGTTTCATCGATGAATTGGTCAAGTCTGATAGAAAAAAGGTCGTACAGGTCAACGTAGTGGCTTCTGAACTCATCAATATCGAGTGTTTTCTCCTCTCCAAGTATTCCAATCCCATTTAATCCCGGTTCATACTTGCGTAATTCATTCTCATCATATTCTCCGTAATACATCACTCTGCATCCGCAAAGTCGGGCAACTTCCATCATGGCGGAAATCTTGTCGTAACAGTACATGACTTGGCACTCGTTGAGTAAGTCTGCTAATGCTCCCTGATCTGATGAAAACTCACGTGTCAGTTCTATTGATCCTTCCGGGTGTTGTCTTCTATTTGTCCCTTTACCAATTAAGTAACAGGTCTTTGTCCGTTTCTTTTTCTGATCTTTGAATAGGTGCATATTGAGGATCGGTAGGAATAAAACATGATCTTCTTTTACCCCAACCGTATCAAAGAGTTTTGAAAAGACATATATAGAATCAGTTGGATCAAAGGATGTTGGTCCGGGTGTAAAGTTTCCATATTGATCTGTTGCTCCCATAACACCGGGTGTATTAAGAAGATACCGAACAACAGTCTTTGCACCCATTGGATTGCCATGTACGATCTCAGGATAAACTGCGATCCGATCAACATTCGGATACCTATTCATGTAGGCAATCTGTCCTTTAGCAAGAAGCCACCCATATAGTCCCCACATGACACGAATACCACCAGAAGTAGGATCGAAGTCAGGACTACTCAATACATAGGGTTTATACATTGACCACCTTCACAGTCTGTCCGTAATAGGCAATCTTCCTCATCCATTCACGAACATCATCTTTAAGTGGCATCTGATCGAAGTCTAGTTTCGGAAATACATTCCCCCGTGCGAAGTGATAGGCAATTACTTGTTCATTCCGGCACATAAGTTTATCGTCTTCTATGTAAAATTGTGGCTCTCTGCCCAATGACTTGCATCCGTAGTAATCTTTGTCTTTATCAAATATCCGAAGGGACAACTCCGGCATATGATTATAAATTACAAGGTTCATCACATCATTTTCTTTCCGAATGTAATTCATCGCTTCTCTGTTTGCGTCTTCCCATGTATCCCAAAACTTCTTGTTTGTTGAAGCAACTAATCCACCTTGCAAGTACATTTCCTCAGTAATATTGTCAAAGGATGAGTTTTCATAATCGTTGTAATTCCACGGACAACCAACATCATAATTTCCTTCTAATATCCGTTCCATTCTGCCGGCAATAAAATGATCAGCGTCAATATTCACAACAAGGTCATAATCGTTATAGAGAAGTTTTGCGAATGTCGGTTTTGCATTGTAAAAGTTTATTCCCTTTTCCTTGAATACTTGATCCACCATGTTCTGTCTAAAAACCACTAAATCAATATCAGGATGGAACCGCTTAAAAGAATTGATAAAGATATGCGTTCCCTCAGGGTAATAATGAGCGTCATCTACAAGGGTAAAGAATACAGTTTTCATTTTTTCCTCCCTACAAAGTGTGAATCATTCCCAGTCCATTTATATCCATGCTGATTAAGAATATTTTTGATAGAAAGCCATGTTCCTTGTCCGTGCGTTTCACCAACTATCAATCCAACTCTATCGAATGGAAAATCCTCTGCTAAAAGTATTTCTTCTTCTGCACCCTCAACATCTAATTTAAGAATATCAACATAATCAAGGCTTTCTCTTGACATGAAGTTTCCAAATGAAAAAACCTGAACAGTACTGTCACTCTTTCCTGCAAAGTGCCATGATCCACCACTTGGACTTCCCGCTTTTTCAATATACCGTTCTCCTGTATAGCCTCCAATTCCAAAACACAACGGTATAATCTTTTTAAGATCATTCATTTCAATATTCTTTTTAATGGCATTGATGTTTTCTTGTGCAAAGTCGATAGCATAAATCTTTTTTGCCAATGGATATATCCACATTGAAAATGTCCCGATATTACAACCAACATCAACAACCGTAAAATCACGGAACATATAGGAATATTCATTCCCTTCTATGACTTCTCGAACAAATCGGTCTGTATCACAGTCAATGAGCATAGTTACCTCGAAAATAAAATGACAATTGCGGAACAGTTATATCGCCTTGCTTTATATCCCATGTCTAATAGATATTGAGCAAGATCAGGCCATGAAGGGAAATGAAACTCAATTTCAATAGCTTTTATCCTGTCTGCTACTTTTTTGAACCCTTCTGAGCGAAGTATCATGTCTTCTGATCCCTCAACGTCAAACTTCATAAAATCCACTTCATCAATCTTATTTTCCTCAAAGAAGGTATCAATCGCAAAAGTTTTGACGCTAACGGTTGTATTATATCCGCTTGTGTGCATCTCACCTCCCATTCCCTTAATACCTGTATTGAGAATATAGTTTCCATCAGCACTCTTATTATTAGGGTTTACAATAAGCGTATTCATTGTTCTATTGCCATCGTTCATGGAAAACTCCATCTCTCCATCTTTATCTGCAAGCGCAATATTGAAGACTTCCACGTTGTCCCAATTGTTGAACTCTTTATTTTTCTTGAGTGCCTCGAAATGCTCTGGTGATGGTTCTATGGCATACAATTTCTTTGCATGAGGTTGAAGGTGCTGTGTCACAACCCCGATATTTGCTCCAACATCAAGAATCGTCATGTCATTTTTTCCGTTGAGTATATCGATGTATACTCCATCAAAGTAAATCTCTTTATAAATATATGGGATATACAATGAATCAAACGGAATGGGTTTGTCTTCTGTTCCCTTTGGATAAAATAATGCTCCTAACATATTACAGTCCCTCCTCAATAACCATATCTTGATACTTTTCCCTATTATAGGAATCATTAGCCCAATGCCACCCTTTATTTTCGATCATATAATCAGAACCAAAATAATGGGAAAGCCAATCATGCTGATTTTTTGGAGTTGACACACGTCTTCCACCAAGGTCAATACAATTAAATTCTTCAAGCTGTTCCTTTGGCCATGTTAAGCACGTATCACATCCCATATATTCAATCCACTTTGTTTTTCCTTCCCAAAAAGTCGCTATCAAAGCAATTCCCGGATTCATAGACCAATGATCCTCATTCTTTGATAGATATTTAATTATTGGTTCAGGACCAAAATATATAAGTGAGTTTTCTTTTTTATCTCCTACGGATTGAAAGTAAGGAAAATCATGTTTAAGGTCGGATAAAAATTGTTGTGATATGTCTTGCGCTCTCATTCCGAAATTTAATTCTTTATCAAACGGTATACGATCTAGTAGTTTATGATTTCTTATTTGTCCTAAAAGCGTTGATCCATGAATAAAATATTGCACTTTCTTTTTATCAAGATAATCAACAACGTATTTCCACCAATCATCAAGTGTTTCAATAGGGATCATACTCAATTCCTTTCTTTATTTTTGTTGAACTAATTTCTTCCGTATATGGAACATAAACTAATCGTGGATATAACCATTCCTTGTCTACGTTATATTGCTTTGCTAAGTCTTTTGTAGCCCAATCACTCCCAATAACAATAATGTCAGCGTTTACTTCTTCTATCTGTTGTTTTGTTTGAAGGTTATTTGCCTCAATTACCATATCTACATATCTACATGATTTTATAATTTCCATTCGGTGTTCAAATGGAATTGTTGAAGAATATCCACGGTATCGAACATATGCTTCATCGGAAAGCACAGCTACAATAACGCTGTCAGATCCAGCAAGTTGTCTACACCTTCTCAATAAATTTACATGACCAATGTGAAAAAGATCGAATGATCCTTGCGTATAAACTCTCATAAGCTGTAAAGAATAAAAAGAACCAATACATGAAGTGCTTGATCAATATATAAATATCTTTTGTCTAATGGATCAGGTGCAAATTGAACCTTCCATTCATCAGTCAGGAAATGCGTGAAGAATAGGATAGGAAGTTTCCAGTCTGCATACTGTCCAAGCATAGAAAATGCTATCGCGATTCCACCAGTCCATATAAAACAATGTTCCATCATCACATACCAATTAGCCTTCTTTGCAATAAGCATCCATGATGGTTGAAGTGCTGCGTCTGAAATATAGTGAGCAAATAATATCCAAAAGAAATCCATATTACCTCTTGAGTGAAATAAATGTCGGCCTGTTGTTTGTAATTGCTACTCGTAAAATTGACGGGACATCCTCTTTTGTTTGAGGCCACATCTGCACAATGTTTGGAACAGTATTCAAGACTTCATCGACCCCTGTTGCATCGTGGGAAATTCCATCATGGGAATAATCATTGTCCCTTCCTGATCCAATGAGTTTCACGGGTATATGCTCATGGTGTAAGTACAATCTAAGCGTTTCATATGCCCGATAAATTAAGAATGGCGTAATGGTATAGACAAACGGAATCTTTCCTTCGAGTGCAAGACCAACAGCAATACCGATCATCGCCTGTTCGCTTGCTCCACAGTTTAGACATCTATCCGGGAAATCCTTGAAGTGCTGGTCAAAGACTTTGTATCCCAAATCACCAACCAACAAAAATATCTTGTCATTGGTTTTCATTTCTTCATAGAGCGTATCAGCCAGTAATCTTCTCATAATCCTCCTTGGTCAACGTGTAATAATGCCCGGACAATCCTTGCAGATAGTCAGGGAGTGCGTATACATCGGTTTTCATAACAAGCGATGGGTAGAAGTATTGAAGTCGAAGATCGAGCCAATCGGTATCGACCTTTTGATATGCGGAATACCCGTTTGCGTTGACCATGATTTTGAGGTTTTCCAATCGAAGCTCTGCTGCGATTCTCAACGCTTCCCAACATGACCCTTCCGCAAGTTCCCCATCGCTTGTCAATACGTATATATCGCGGGTTTTATCCGCAATTGCCATTCCTACTGCTATTGGTAATGCTTGTCCAAGGCTTCCAGAAGATACCCATATACCATTCTCAACATCACGATTCGGGTGTACACCGTGTTTCTCAAATAACTGCTCTGCGTCTTTCCCCTCATGTTTTTCAAGAACAACGTATAACGCAAGTCCCGCATGACCGTTTGATAAGACAACTTTATCTTTCGGTGTTTTTGCTAAGTAGATTTTATCCAATAATCCAACAGAGGTAAGACACGATCCAAGATGGGATAAACCTTTTTTGTAGGATATATCAATCACCCTACGTTCTAACTTATTCAATACGGTTGTTCCACCTTTAGTTACCATATGCGTTCACCTGCTCCTTTATAGATTCTTCTAATGTTTTACGAGGTAGCCATCCCCACGAACGAACACGGTAATTTGTTGAAAACCATTGGAAATTATCATACGGTCGCATGGAATCAACAATGGTAATGTTTGCTTTCTTTCCTGTTATCTTTTCCACTAATTCAAGGACTTTTTGATTGCTTACTCTCTCACCCCATCCAACCTCAAATATTCCATGCACAGACCTGCTTGAAAGATTCATAATTGCCGATACAACGTCAGATACATCTATATAGTCGTGGGTAGCTTTCGGAACGAAGTTTATTTTCTCTCCTGTCATACATGACCGAATAAGTGTCGGAATTAAGTGTTCTTTTTGTTCTCCAACACCAGTAATTGATAGTGGTCTGATAATGCAGATTGGAAGACTATACTTCTCCATATAAGTCAGTAGTATTTCCTCTGCTGCTTTCTTTGCCCGTGAATATGGAGTTTGAATCTCTAGTTTGACTGACGAGGTTGAAATATAAACAAACGACTTGAATGATAGCTTTGACGCTTGCCCTATCATCGCCAATAGATCAAGCACGTTTGCTTTGATCGTCTGTTCAATGTCTGTCTGATAGTGCATATTCCCGTAGGAAGACAGAAAATAGAAGTTGTCAAACTCTCTAAGTTTTGTTACATCAAGAAGTTCGTGAGGAATACAGGATGCGGTATGTTTCTCCTGCTCTAATTTACGAAGCAAGTGTTGTCCTAAAAATCCCCCACTACCAGTAAGGTAAGACTTTGCCATAAGACCCTAATAACCACAAAAAAACCCACAGGAAAATTCCTGCGGGTCGAGCGGCCATATGCCGCATAACCTATACTCTGTATGTAATTATATCACACGCTGTCAATCTACTTATTCTATTAGATAGTTAGTAAATCATTATTCTTCGTAAAATAGTTGATATGCTTGCGAGATAGTAAATCCACTTGATGGCTCCTGTACTGGATAATGCACGAATCCATATCCTGTTTCCTTGTGCAACTGCTCCCGCAAGATACCAATCTGTGGTTACAGGTTTGACACTATTCTTTACAACGGAATATCGGTAGAACCGCGCCGGTACGGTTGCTGATGGTGCAGTATAGAAATAGATATATTCCCCAGTCCAATCACTCCCCGACCCAGTTGCGAGAACGTGTATGTTTGGCAAGTAGGTTATTGCTTCCCATGTATACGCTCCGCTCGTTCCACCATTTAAGGATAACCGTGCCAATACCGAGGTTGTTCCATCAAAGGAATAGATATACCTTCCATCTTTAATATTGGTTATATCAGCCCATCCCGTATCCCCAGTTACTCCGACAAAATCAGCCGTCATCCCTGCGACTGCGTTATTTGCCCGCGCAGCAGTTGGTGAGATGTTTCCCCATGAATTTCCCGATATGGAGTATTTAACTACTGTTTTTACATTGTTCCCCAATAGATAAATGGCATTTTCATCCCCTTCAATAACGTAAGTTGATGAGGAATCTATCGTTGCGCCCGTTGCAAAAGTTAGGGATGTTGCATCGGAATCGGTAATTGTTCTAATCTGTCCAATCCCTGTTCCCCCTGTGATTCTCACTTGATAGTTTATCCATTGGTCGGTTGCCCAGCCTTTTGATGAATCAACAAGTGTCGTTGCGCTTCCGCTTGATGCTGTTCCCGAATCGTAGGAAACACCCAACATTCCCGTATGTACCATTCTTCCGTCTGTTCCCCATGTTGACGCAAGGTTTGTAATGGAAAGTGTTGAACCCCATGACATCGTTCCGACATCAAAGCGTTTGAATGACGTAGCAACAACTCCTGATGTAAAGATAAAGAATGACCCTGATGCAATCCTAAACGTATCTGTGTTTGCAACGGATGATGGTACTGCGCTGTCAAAGGTAATCGTTATCGTAGACCCCGCCACCCCAGTCGTAAGGATTTTTGTTATCGTTCTTCGTAGTCCGATATTTGCTGCCGTTCCCGAAAGAAACTCAATCGTCTTTCCGATAACGAATCCATTGATGTTATGGGTGCTCAATGCAACCGTGACTGTCGTTGTTGACCCGCCGGTTGCCGTATACGTTGGTGACCAATCGCTAAAACACCCACACGCACCTGCGGTTATAGCAGGGCTGAACGCTCCTGATGTGACTTGAATCCAGTCATCATTATCATGGTCATACAGGTAATGTACCGTTGCTGAAACCATGTAGAATGAAAGCCTGTGTAGGTTTGCATTATCATTGACCACGAAAGTATTTGCTGCGCTTGCAGTCAAGGCTGGCATCATGGTCTGCCATTCTTTCCTATGTAATAATGCTACGTTGTTTTGTGCTTCTGCCATATATGCTCCTTTTTATCCGACACAATTGTTTATATTAGATTGAATCGCTGTAAGATTTTCCTGTGCAAGTCTCATGGTATATCCAATACCAGAAAGGCTCTTTTCTGCGATTGAATTTGCTGATGTAATCGGCCCTGTCACCGCAGTTGAAACAGATGCTATTGGTGTTACCCGAAGCGATGGATTTCCTGCGTTCATCGCACTTGCCAATGGCGCAAGCCGACTTGTCAATTCCTGTAATGTTTCTATAAGAGAATTGAGCGTTGTTTCCAACGCTACCTGTGAATCCTGTTTTGCAGATGTTGCTGCCCCCGTAGGTAATGGCAAAGCTGAAGCAGATACTGGTTGTGATGCGGGAAAATTAGATACAGCCACCTGATGATTGTCTGGTAATTGTTTTGCAGATGTAGCAAAACCAATAATTGCAGATGGTGGTGTTAAAGTTGTTATTTGTGCTGCTGGTAATGGATATTCCGTAGGAAATGTAATTGCTTTTACATCAACTTCTACTCCATTTTCTCCAACATTTGCTGTTATATCACTATCACCACTTTTTATTGTAATGTTTTTTAAGTATGACATAGGTTTATATTACACTCCATGAACCAGATGAACCATCAATAATATCTACACTTTCCCATTGATGTAATGATTGTGTTATTTCATCATCTATTGTTTCACTATCATTTCCATCAATAGTTACAACTCCACTATTTATGTTTTTAATTGTGATAATACGACTGCTTCCTGTTGCCGAAGGTAGTGTAACTGTCATTGAAGATGCTTTATTACAAATAACTACCGCGTCTATAGATTGAACAATATAATCATCTAATGCTACGCTTACAACTGTGTTTGGATTTTGAATTTGTATCCATGTTCCATTTGACCTGAAATATATATCATTATTGTTTGCATTTATAACAATCATTCCATCGTTTGCTGAAAATGTTGGTTCTTCTTCCACAACACCAATCATTGATGGCTTTCCTGCGCTATCAGGAAGCATCTCTGAGGATGCTCCATCTATGGTCCACGGGCTTTGAACATCTACTGCATTCCGATTAAAACTTGCAGCTCTAACCGTAAAACTCACGCCCGTTGAATAGGCTGTACTTCCTCCATCGGAATCAACATAGAGAACTCTGACATAGTAAGAGGTAGAAAGAGCGAGTTTGGTTAATCCTGCTAACGCTCCAGCGAAAGTTCCATTTGTGGCATTGACGACTATTGAAGTCTTATTTGAAGTATCTGCTGACTTTGACCACACAACTGACGAAAACCCGCTATCTGTAGCAATCTGCCATGTACTGCTGGTATGGGTAAAACTCTCTGAAGAACTAAAAGTAGAGGATGTAATGGTCGGATTCCGAGATACATTCGTTTCTCCACTTGTGGGTGAAGTAATGGTTGGTGTTGCTGGACTGGTTAGTGTTGTAAATGATGCCATAATTAGCTCCCGTATGCACTCCATCCCCCTGCGGAATCTTTATATCTCACTCTCCAATAATAGGTTGTATTTGAGGCAAGAGTTGTTCTTCCTTCCAATGCGCCACTAAAGGTTCCATTCGTACTATTGACCACACATGAGGTTAGGTTTGTACTTGTATCACCACTATCCCAAACTTTAGAAGAAAACCCCGCATCGGTATAGACTTCCCATTGGCTTCCTGCATGAGTTTGACCTACATCAGTATCACTAAAGGCTGACGCTGTGAGTGTAGGTGTTCGTGATTGATTGGTAGCACCGTTCGTTGGAGTAGAAATAGTTGGAGTTGCAGGAACAGTATTATTTGATTCTTCTGCTCCAACTGCATAGAAGGTAGAAGATGAGTTTTCATTATTATAAACAGCAGTAATCCAGCTATCGGCTTTTCGTGCGCCTTCCATGAACATCCAGCTTTTCAGACTTCCCTGAAAATACCACGTTGAAAAATTACCCTGTTGAAATGCTTGACCAGAATGAGCAGATGTTTTATGCCACCCAATATTTGCTCCTGATGTCCCATCTAATGCACCATTGACGTACACTTTTGTATTATTGTCTGTTGAACTCCATGTAACAGCAACGTGATAGAGCGTATTTACGCTGATACTTGTCGTAAAATTATAATAATTCGGTGCTCCTGTATACCAATACACCCGAAGTGCGCTTGTGCTTGGATTCCATAATAAGCCATGATAGATTCCATCAATAGCAATTACTGGTGGTTTTTGAAATTCTTCTGCTCCACCAGCTCCATTTCCTGTTGGTTTAATCCACCCATAGACCGTTCCCGATGTCGGTGGTCCATTCATAAGAGTAGTCCCTGCAGCTACTTTACTTGAACTTCCATTAAAGACTGCTCCAAGTGCGCTATATGTTATGCTTGTTGCTGTTCCGTTGTTTCCAACCTGTGACCGATCTGTAACATCTGCATCATAAGGGAAATAGGACTTTACAATTGATGGATATGTTGACGTTGAGTTTGTTTCTGCACCAGCACTATTCCCATAGTAGATATAAAAGTCTGTATCAGTTGACGCAGAGAGCGTATCAGCAAGAAATTTTAAGTGTCCTGTTTTTGCAGACGTATCTATGGCAATAAGATCACGGTTTACCTTTGTTGTCCCATCGGTTTTTGTAACAACAATATCTGATCCATCTGCCTTTGCTCCTGTAAAGAACGCATCAGGCATATCATCTAAATCAACCTTCACAGGAAAGTCAGTCTGGTTTTCCCCACCAAGGAGATCTTTATCAACCGTAACTTTAATCCGATGGTCCCATGATGCGTTATACCATGCCATATCAACTCCATGCAGAAATACTTACTGCATCTCCAGCAGCGTTATAACTAATTGTCTTTGTGTAAGATGTTGAACCTATGGTCTTTGTAAGAACCTTTGTAGATGTAACTGTGGTATCTGCGTTGGAAATAGTCATAGACCCATTCCCTTGCATACCAGTTATCGCTTCCATTTGACTTAATACAGGGTTATACGACATGGATTCAACCTGTAGTAACCCATAAATAGGATCAAACGATGTACTCAGTACATTTTGTTCACTGTATTTTGTTTGAGTTGGTCTAGTAGTAGCCATACTTTTTCACTTTCTGTTTTAAGTCTTTGGTTGATAAAAGAAATTTCATATAGTTTGATAGAACACCGATTTTAATGACTGATCGTTCTTCTTTTGATAATCCATGTAACTTTTCCATGTCTTTCAATTCTTTCTCAACAGCGGTCACGCTGTTGGCTATCTCACCATCCTCAATTTTATTGGTAAGATACTGTTCTATTGTTCCGATCTCATCACTAAACCCTTCTTCCCAATATTCCCCAAGATCATAATGCTTGACGGAAAACGGTTTTCCATGCGCTTTTTGATAGTCCGTATATGGAACCTCGATTCCTGTTTCAATAGGGGTACTATCAACCTTGGGAGCTGTTGGTACTTCCTCAGGCTTTATTGATTCTGATTGTGTTCTAATAATCGTGTCCATGTGTTTCATCCGCACGAATCATCAATAATTCATGCCGGAACCTCTCAACCGCCCTGCGGTCATCATTCCGAATTGCCATAATAAGTTTCTTCCGATAATCCTCGACCATCGGGCTTTCTGATCTGATCCGATAGAGTGTCCGATCAATCATGTCCCTCTCAAAGAGGTTACGCGCTTTATCCCGATGCTCTAAGAGCTGTAATATGTCTTCTTTTCGTGTATCCATACGTTTCAAATAATTTATGACACTTTGAACATAATTCAATCCATGTATCTTTATTTTCTCTGTCGTACTTTCCATCAAGATTATGCCATTGAGTAGGATTTTTTATCCTTCCCTGTGGTGTTGGAATATCACCACAATTCTGACATATCCCTGACTTATTCCAATGTTTAATGATCCACTTATGCTTAGAAGTGTAACTTGCGTTATTACCCTTCCAACTTTCGTGCTTTTCTCCTATAATTCCAATTCTTCCTTTGTAACTATGATTTTCTAACCCTGAAATAATTGCCTTTTTCTGCATTTCTCTATAATCTTCCTTCGACCTTTTTTTTGCATTTATCCTATTTATTTGAGTTATTTTCAAAAGCGCACTTTTTTTATGCTTTTGGAAATGACCCATATTCGGATATTTTTCCCTATCAATCTTTATTCCAAAGTTCCAAGATTTCTTTCCAATTTTATCTAAATCTGAACACTTTCTACTGCAAAATCTGGTTGAAATCCACTTTGTTCTACTTAAATATCTTTTTTTTCCAAAAACTTTTTTACAATATTCACATACTTTTGTTTCAGGTGGGGATATAGTTTTCATATACCCCCACCTTACTACAATTCACCGACATTAGCAACTAGTAAAACTAGCTGTAACACTACACAGCGGCGAATCTGGCGGCGACTACCCAAGCTGAGTTGAGTAATTTACACGCATAGCTTCCTGCCCAAGATATGATAGAAATACGCCCTGCGGGTGAATTGCTATCGACTTGATTCGGAAGAATGTAAAGTTTCGGCTGATCTTTCTCAAGATCATAGATACCGAAGGCATCTTTGCCATGAACATAGGTATAGAACCTAGTTGTGGTAGAAGAAGCTGTTGAGGCTGCTTCTGTGCCGGACATGACATCAATGTTTAATAACCAGCGAACTCCATAGAGTTCACCGATTTCACCTTTGTAGAGGCCTTTTACGTCAGAATACGTTTTTGCTGCTACCCACGTGGTATCTGCAATAAGGTTATTCTTTGAGTATGGGTCTGTTTTCCCCAAGAACAAGCCATCCTGATATTTCATCGCTTTGGCAAGCTCAAGAGTGCGAACCATCGCACGGATATCACACGCATCAAGGGTGTCACCTGCCGTGAACGAAGCCACGTTATGTGTGTTACCGAAGAATGATGTGCCGTTTTGAAGTTCGTTTCCTACAAGTCGGTTCAATGTTTCTCCCATGTTCTGTCCCATCGCTTCAACTGCTTCTTTCATGTTGGTATCAATAGATACTAACGAGCCAAGACGGGATGTTTGAGTGGTTAGACCATACTCAGACAATGTCATGGAAACGGTTGATAGATTGATTGCACAGGTTACTGGGTTGGACATTTCTCCAAGAGGAGTTGTTACAACCGAGAATGGTTGGAACCGTGTGAAATTGACTGTGCGACCTTCATTGGTCGGGTGAGTTCTTTTTTGACCTCCCTCTCCTAAAATGAACGGATATTGTGCACGTGCCAAGAACACTTTTTCGTAATATGTTGCTACACCGGGAGCCAACGTTCCAGACGAAATGTTTGGATTGCTGACGCCGGAAATTCCTGATCCTACGACTGCCATATGTATTCACCATCCTTTCGAGCAAGATTGCTCATGTTGCAAAGTTCTTGCGCTTAGTTGACGAATCCCAGTTCTTTTTCAAGTTCTGCAATCGACTTATCACTATGCGTTTTTCCACCTTTCGTTGATACAGAAGTCGGTCGTGTGGCGGTTTCAGATACTTGCTTTGCTATATTCTCTGTTACCTTGCCGACTTCTTTTTGTACCGCCCTTGTGTAGGGTTTCATCATCTTTTCCACGAATTTCTTAGGTGATGCTGTGTAGGGGTTAGCCTTCACATAGGCCTCTGTGGCCTCGGTAATCGAATCGGATAGTTCCCTATCAAAGTCAACGTGATCAGGATCAAGTTGTGGAAATAGCTGAACAACCTGCTGTGCCTCAGAATTGATCCGGGTGATTGCTTCGCTCTGTTTAATCTTTAGACTAACCAGACTTTCCGCTGTCCGCATCACGTCTTGTTTGTACTGTTCGGTTGTTAATTCAGACCCTTCACTCACTTGCGGTTGATATGGTGCCTGTGGCATCTGTTGGTCTACTTGACCTGTAAGTTCCGCAAGTTTTTGTTCAAGGCTTTTTGCTTTTTCCTCAGCACTCTTTGCTTTCGCATTGAGTTCCCTGATTCTCTGATTCGCTCCTTTTTTGGGAGCTTCCTCCGTTTCAGTTTGTGTTTCCTCTGATTCCTCCACCGTCGCTTCAGATTCAGGAGTTTCCACTTCCTCGGTTGCTTTTGGTTCTTCGGTTGACGGTTCCGAAACGCTGGCTTCTTCCCCAGCTTCAAGTTTTACGTCAAGTTGATCATCATTCATGGTGATCTCCTTCCGTTACACACCGATTGCGTCATGTGAGAATACGAGGCCATGAATACGATTCATGTGCCTATCACGCTCACATCCCTACTTCTTTCCGATCTTTAAGAATCGCCTCACCTGTTTCCGTAACGCCAACCATGATCTTTTTAGGTCCAATCCATACCGCGTGTTGAATTTCACAGCTTTTACATACAAGATAAAAACCCTGTTGACGGTATGTATGATTGCCTTTCGGCAAGAACACGAAATCAGGTTTCGTAAAATCCAACTGTTCTTGTGCTTCCTCGATCTCTGTTTCATTGTTTTGCGCTTGGTCGTTCACAAGCCTCCTTGCTATCCGATACTTTATTGAGCAGCTTATTGATGATCCCTTTAGTCAGGGATATGACAATCGTGTTCTTTCCTAATTCTTCATACGTTGCCCCATTTGCTACTGCTGAATCATTCAACTGATCTAATTCTTTAACTAATGTTTCTGCATACTCTGAAAAGAGTTTCCATCCATTCGTCTTGCTCATCCCATAGAGCATTTGTTCATCATCTGTTGCTTCTTTCTTCGTGTCTTCCCGTTGAAGCGTAGGAAAGCTGGAATAGAAATCAGGTCGGACTGCTTTAGCCATTGAATCCTCCTTGTTGTGGTAGTTGTTCCATTTGTGGTTGCATCTGCTGTTCCATCTGTCCCGGTTGTGTTGGAACTTGGTTCATGTTCCCGGATACTGCCTGTTGCATCGCCATCTGAAGCTGTTGCTGTTGTTGCATGAGAATTGCATCGTCTTTTTCTTCCGGGGTCTTCTCGACCACGATCTTGTCCCAATCCTGTATTCCTGAGTTGGATACAACTTTCTTGAATAGCTCACCCAATTTGACGGTAAACCCTTCCTGATCAAGCTTTTGGATTAAGGCATCACCCATCTGTGGGTTAGCAGTAAACATGGTCAGAAGGTTCGTCAGATTATCCTGCTGGCTCTTTTGATCAAGAGCGAATGTTGATCCTGATACCAGTTCATAGTCATAGACTGTTGATCCTGTGGTCTTTTTATCAATCGTGACTTTCCCGGTCTTTGGATCGTACATCTGCTCAATGTCTTTATAACTGCGTGCCAATTCTTCAACCTCATTCTCAAACAACCGTAATGTTATGGCTGATGATTGTTTTTTTGAAATGAGGTTGACCATTTTCTTATAAACTTTTTTCAGGTATTGCTCCATGAAAAATCTATCAGCGTTATCACGGGTATTCTCCCGTTGTGATTGCATCTTTAATGCTTGTGGTGTCTTTCCAAACCCTGCTTCTGTCTGTTGTGTGACTGAGGTATCTGTTGTTCCAAACAGATTAAGAAGTGATCCATTGGCCACTTGGTAGGTATTGTTGAATGTTGCAATACCCTGAGGGTTTAAGTTGATCGGCATGGCTACGTTGCTGATATTTCCCCGTGCTAACCACTTTGCAGCCGGAACATACTGAATGGATGATGATGATGCGATGTTATCTTTGTTTAATATGACTGGCGGGAATATGGACATCTTGACCGCATCAAGATAGAGGTTCCATGCGCTATTGATCGCCTGTTGCATGGATGCTCCACGTTCAAAATCACCCATCCCCATAAAATCATCCAAGAGTGGAATGGAGTATTTGCAGACAACAGGTAATTCACCGTCATCATGCGGGTTCTTAATATCCCGAAACTCCATGTCTGCATCGGTGCAGAAGTCTACCCACCGATCACCTTCGTACTGTGTCAGGACTTCGTAATATCCTTTGGACTTTGCTTCTTCGCTTGTCGGATATGCTGTGTCTTCTCTCCTCGACTTCTCATCTGAATCCCGGTCTTGTTTTGATCCGGCTCTGTCTTTCAGTTCGGTAATGATCTTGTCTATATTCTTGAATCCTTCACGTTTAGATTCTTTGAGGTTTTCAAAATATGACAATGGTTTCCATGTACGGACGATGATGTAATCACTATCGTCTACACTTACTGCTCCCACTTGCGGGAATACATCACGGATATTTAATAGCCATATATCAGGCCCAACGTATCCATTCTTTTTGACATCCCAATCCACAAGCGTAAAGAAATTTCCGTAGATGTTGGAATATAAATCTACCATCCGAAGTTTTGTCAGAAGATCAAACTGTGCATTTGCATTGGGATTGACATACTTCTCAAGAATCAAGTTCATCAAAGATGCTGCACCCATATCGTTTCTTGATATTGCTTTGACTTTCCCAACAGGAAGCTGTGCCATGACCCGATAGGATCGTTCAAGAGAAAGTGTTGAGAGTTTTGGATCAAAGACTGAGGACCTTGTTGTTCCTGAAATGGAATCGGCTAGTTGGTTATGAAAGAGTTTTTCGTAGGTATCCCATGCTTCTGTTTTAGTCGAAAGATAATCCTCTGCTGCGCTTTTACGGGTTAGAATTTCATCACGTATTTTTGACATAGGTTCCTTTGATTGCCACAAAAAAAGCAGGGGGACTTCCCCTGCTAGAGCTGCCATATGCAGCATGAGCAATATTGATTAGCAGAATAAATGGTTTTTGATTTCTGTCAAGGGGGTCTAGTATCTGATCCGCTTGTTCTTCACTAGATTGAGTGTTGAAAGATCAGCGATCCCGTCTTTTACTACGACATTAACGCTTATCTGGCCGTATTGCATTTTGGTAGTTTCCATCGCTAGTATCGTATGAAAACCCACGTTCTTTTTGAGCAACGAATACACACCCTCTGTAGTTGTCTGTGTAGGTGATTGTTTCGAATTGGGCATAGTCTTCGATATTTCCTTGACTTACTCTGATTGTGAAAGTGAACAATCCATCCTTCTTCTCTTGCATATCCCGTTCAATATCAAGATGCGGTCTAATGTTATGCTGGTTGATCGTAAGTTCATAGTTCATATTCCTTGTACCCACTTGGTATCATCCGGCAATTCAAAGTCTTCTTCTTGTCGGTTCATACTGTTGAGGGCATAGCGTATCGCATCCATCGCGTGATTGAAGATCACATCGGGTTCATTGATGGTCTTTCCGTCTTTGTCTGTTTGCCATAGATAGTTCCGATATTCTTTCAATACATTGGTGCTACGTTTTGTTACAGATATACGCTGCTGTTGTACGTATTGGATACCCTTTAATATACTTCCCTGACCTTTGAGTGATGGTTGGATACTCACTCCGTAACTCATAATCTCATCAATGCTCTTGGGTTCTGCGCTGTCTGCAATACAAAGTGCTGTCCGTTGGTTGAGGATAATATCGGCAATCTGTTTATTTGATAATCCTTTTTGATACGTTATTTCATCGAAGATATATCCCCCGTTATACCAGTAGATTGCGATGATTGCTGTAGGGTCGTTGGAGTATCCGAAATCTATCCCGAAGCGTTCTAATCGTGCTTCATGGGGTATCTCGTCTATCGTTTGCCAATCGATGTATATCTTGCCTTCATAGTCACCCAGTTGTCCTTCACCGTACACTTTCCACCAGTTCTTGTTTCCTTTTCGGGATTCAATCGCTTGTACGATCTGTGGATCAAGGGCTTCATTGTCTTTGTAGGTAAGGATAAGAAAATCATTCTCTTGTTTGTTGAGTATATCGGTATAGAACCAAAACTCTGAAACAGGATTCCAGTCGAGCCATATAATCTTTTTCGTTCTGACTTCCAACTGTGTATATGTTTCATAGCTGATATTGTTTGCTTCATTCACAAACAGAATGTCCCGCCTTGGCCCTCGTACTTTCCCCGGTTGGTCTGCACTAAAGAACTCGATGATGGATTCATTCGGGAATGTATAGATAAAATCCGTTTTATTCCACCGTTTATCATCAAAGCATTTGTGTTCCTGCATGATGGATAGGAAGTCCCGGATTGCTCCCCGTTTGAGGTGTGGCATGGATTCAGATACTACCGAGAGTGTTTCTTTTTCTTTGTTGGTTCCGGCTCTCTGAATCATCCACAAAAGAATTGAAATTGTCTTAGATGCTGACGTACCACCAGCCACTCCCCTAAGTCGTTTCCGTAGTGATAGTATCTTGTCTGTTGCTGTTGTCCGTTGATACATCATTCCGCCTTTACATTTCCAAGGATTGCAATAATATTTTCACCGTTTATTGTGACTGTTTGCTCTTGTGCTTTTTCTTTTCGTAACATCGCCAGTCGTTCTCTCCACATCTTCCAATCCCGTTTCCCTACGTGTTCCATTTCTGATATTGACCGATCAATTCCTTTTGATAACGCTTTCTGAAACTCTGGTAGATTCTTCCACTTATTTATCGTATTTCTATGTACACCAAGTGCTTCTGCAAGCATCTCCCAATGTTCGGGTATCTCTCCATTCTCAACAATCTTCATAAATCGTTGGTACTCTATCTCTTTATACGGCTCTTGCACTTTTTGAACATTTTGCGACACGGATACTACAATGCCCTTCTCGCTGTCTGTAGTGCCCTTAGATGCCCTGTTTACACTAGCTGTAGTATCTTCCATAGTTTACTATTCTATCATGTCGTACAATGTCATCTGACAGAATAATCCTCCGCAAATTCAACTTTGATTACATAACACCGATCAATGGTTCCATCTTGGTTGTCTGTATCTTCAATCTTTGTTACTGTTCCCTTTGCGCCAATCGTTACTTCTTGGCCAATTTCTAACTCTTTGTCTATTGGTGCTTTCCCTGCGCTTATTCGTACTAATTTCTCATTTATTTTCATGTTCTTTCTGTCCTTTCCACTTCTCCCAATCCCATGAATAGATAATTGTTTTTCCATCAATCAGCCCTACGGTTTGTCCACCAATCCATCGGGTAAACTCAGTAAATTCTTCTTTGCTAAGTAACGTTCTAATATCTTCTAAATCGTATCCGAGCTTGTTATATTTTTTCATAGTTCTCCTTTAGCGGGGTTTGAGGGAATTGAACCCACAGACACGCTACATAGTCCATGCGTCACCAGACAACCCCTATGTTTACTTTTTCCAAAACTGCCACCACTTTCTGTTTGTTGGAATTTCAATAAACTGTATCTTTTCAGGCATATCTGCTACAGAAATACACCAATAATATTCAGAGAATTTTGGTAATGTATCTCTGCCTACGGATGAATCAATCAAAACTAACCATTTCTTTTTCATATCAACCCTTTCTAATAGTCAAAACCATCAAGCTCATAGATTAAATATTTTCTTCCCGAATCTACATACCGAAATACAAAACAAATAAAATTGCTTTTATCCATTTCTGCCTGTTCTGGTTCAAGTTTATACGCAACATTGAATACCCTACGAATAGGAATTTTTATTTCTGGTTCTCTATTTTCAGCTTCTATTGTCTTTATTACTTTGTCCCCCCACATCAATAATGCTTTCATATCAACCCTTTCTTTTTCAATGCAGACTGAATATCAGATAGTGCTCGGTTATAGCCAACTAAACCGCAAGTACAATCAATCCACTTCAAATCCATTTCTCTTTCGCATTCTTTTGTATGTTTTTTTGATTTCTTTGGTATCGCCTCACTCACTTCTTGACGGATTTTGAGGGCAAAGGAACGGATGAAATCTTTAACATCATCCGCTGACCCTATTACAAAGTTTTTTTCCATCATAGGAAAGCATTTGCCTTCTGGTGGTTCTCCTAAAAACTTTTTAGAAAAAAATTCTATTTCCTGTTCTACTATGTCTTTCATAGTCATTCTCCTTTCAAAAAAACAATTTGAATATCGCCGATGAAATAAATCCAGCTATAAGTGAAATAATTGAAACGTAAATAAATTTTTTCTCCTGTATATCCATAGTCATTCTCCTTTCATATCCTCACTCTATGCTCCATCAATCTTTCCAATAAACATTTATTTCACCAGTAAATTTTGGGTCGTACATATTATTAGCTTTTAATCCACACACTTTGCATATATGCCTATTTTTTTCACCATAACCAGTCCATTTATGTTCGCCAAATAGATAACAGCGTTGCATCTTATAAAGAATTTCATTCTTAATTCTGCTTTCAATAATTGACCAATCACGTTCCATAAATTTCGTAATCAATTCTGCTTTTTTCATTTCATCTTTTGTTTGACTTATTGGTATAACCTTAAACTTTGGAATATCCTTTAATAATTTTTCAATTGTTTTAATATAACTTTTCATATCCTATTCTCCTTTCAACAATACTTTTTTATATTCCATCAAAGGCTCCAGCTCCAGCTCCTGCTCCTGCTCCAGCTCCAGCTCCTGCTCCTGCTCCTGCTCCTGCTACCGCTCCCGCTCCTGCTACCGCTCCCGCTCCTGCTCCTGCTCCTGCTCCTGCTCCAGCTCCTGCTACCGCTCCAATGGTCTTGTAATAAAGGAAATGTCATAGTTACTCCTGTGTGGTTGGTAATGCGTGTTTCCATAAAAACATATCAACAATGCTGTTTATGTTAATCATCGCCTCGCCAACTGGCTCTACTTCGGATAATTTTCCTTCTTTAATTGCGTTCATAAACCGCCCACTGTCTGCTATCCATGCCGCATCTACAAGGTGGAAAAAGTTGCCAATCCGTGCTTTTACTTTTCCCGTCATGTGGTAGGTAACGGTTCGGATAAATAACTTCTTACCAATGAAGTCATCAATATCGTTTAGCTCAAAGGATTCCGTATCCTCG